TCTGTAGTCCCGTTCAGCCGCCACCAGACCCATGCTCTTTTAATGCTGGAGTTACCGGATGAGAACTGAATGCGCGCGTTGAACTGATACAACCCGCTTTCCGACACTGTAAGTTCCGTGACAGGTGTACCGGCTATTGAGACGCCGTCCGCAATGCTAGCGCCGTCCCACTCCATAGCGTAGGCGGTGTTGTTGGCCAGCGGCGTTACACCCGTTGTGTTGTAGAACTCGCCGTAATACCGCTCCTGCTCAATGGTCGGCCGGACGAAGATGACGCCGTTGGTTGCGTCAGACACCACGCAGGCGGCCAGCGGGATGACGTTATCTGGCGCGGTCGGCTTGACGTTGGTCAGGTCGCCCGCCACGGTTGGGCTGGCGTAGAGGATGTCGCCTGCGCTGAACGCGCTGGTGTCGATGCCCCGCACAAAACCCCATGTGCAGCAATAGCCCTTGTCGCCGCTGTCCGGCAGGTCGTGCGTCATGACGCCGAGGATGTAGAGCGTCGGTGTGGAGCCGTCCGCCAAATAGGGCGCAACCAGAAGGGCGTCGGTCGTAGCGCCAGCGAACCCGACGACCGAGCCGTTCGGGATCGTAACGCCAGTCGTGTTGCCGACGCGGGCGTAGGTTTCCTGCCCGATCTGCTGGGTGACGCCGTACTCCATGCCAAGGTTCAGCGTCTGGTCCGCGGTGTTCCACGCCATGACACCGACGTCGGACACGACCGGCGGCGAGGGGTTGCGGGAGAACCGCAGGAAGCGTACGTTGTCCTGCTGAACCGACGCCATAGTGCCGAGTTCCGGCTGCGGGGCCATCTGGAGGCCCATGATCTGCTTGTCCAGTTCCGACGTATCAGAGAAACCCGCCTCAGTGACAGGCCCTTTCTGGATGTCCTCCAATGAAAAGGCGCTCTGTCCCGTCTGGTTGAACAGGCTCAACAGGAATAGATACCACTCACGCGCGATCAGCCCCGTCCGCGGGTCCGTCAGCGGTACGCGCGGCGGGGTGATGTTGGTGATGTTAACCACTGGTGCCGCTCGCCTGTAGTTCAGCCCCCATGATGGCGATCTTGATGGGGTCGGTGCCGGACACCTCGTAGACGCGGTCGCGTATCTTGAGCGTCATGCCGAGCCGCCGCCAGATGGTGCGATAACCAAACTGGCCGATCTTGCCCATCGACCGCCAATGCTCATTCGACCAAGTATGGCCGCCATCGTCCGACCAGCGCAACATGACTTGCGGATCATAACCAGGCGCTGCCGGATAGCTGGTTGTGGTCAGGTACACGGGTGGCGTGAAGTTGTAAGGCGGGTCTGGATTGTCGGCAATCGTCTCAAACCCATCATTTGCCTCGGTCGTTAGCGTCTCGCCGTTTTCGGTCGTCAGGTCGTTCTGCGCGTACTCGGCCAGCAGAATGTCGCCGTCTTCAGCCGTCAGGTCTTCAGCCGAGTACGCCGGATACAGGTTAAGGCCGACACCCGTCTCGCAGTCAAGCTGGAGCGCGTGCTGCGCCGTGCGCCGGAGCGTGTTCTCGCCGGTCGGCAGCGCGCGCCAAGACCGCAGCCAGCGCTGCACCTGACCGTTGTCGGAATAGACGTCCAGATCGTAAGCGTACAGGTTGCCGTTCTGATAGTCTCCAACCAAGTTCTCACCGTTGTAGAACACCTGCGTTGCGCCGCGCTGCCGCGCCCACTGTTCGTTTTCCCACGCCCAACGCTCATGCCATGCGCCCGTCGTGGCGTCGTAAACCCATGTCGCGCCAGCAGACGGAAACGACAGCACATAGAACGAATGGCCGTCCTGCTGATAGGTGTAAGCCACAGCGTCCGACATGTTGCCGTACTGTTGGATTTGCCATTCAACCGCGTGCGTCGAGATGCGCTGGCCCTGATAGCCGTTGGCGACGTAGACGATACCCTGACCGCGGAAGTCTTTGCCGAGCCAGTAAACCTGGTTGTTCATCTTGGCGACGGAATAACGGGCGGCGCAACCCAACTCGTTGTAGGCACCCTGAATACGCACAAGCGGGAAGTCAGACAGCCCAGCGTTGTACCAAACTTCGGTTGAATTGTTGCCGAACAGCCAGACCTCGCGGTGATCGACGATCATGCTGATAATGTTGTCCGGGTCGCCTTCAGCGCTCACAAAGTCCAGCGGGTCAATGCTGGTGCCGTCCAGCAGCGCCGTCACCCAGATACGCTGGCTGTTAGGTTCAATGAAGACAAAATAGCCGTCAAGATAGTCCACGACCGAGGCGCCAGGAAAGTCTTGGTCGGTAATCTGCGAAAAGACGCCGGTTGCGGTGTTGTAGATGTATCCGTCTGGATCGGCAGCGATCATGATCTGCGTGCCATTGTCGGCCATGCTGACCGGACCGGAGCCGGACACTATGCCAAGCGCTGTAGCTGCGAAGGAACTGGTTACGCGGTAAAGCGTGTTGCCCGACACAACGTAGACATATGCGCCGTGCTCCCAAAGCCCGCGGATAGGACCGGTGCCGACCGTGGCCCGTAAAGACAACCCAGGAGCGCGTTGCAGGAAGGCAGGCTGTTTGCCGCCTTCCGGCACCATCTCAGGGAACAAGTTCACCATACGGTTATCCGCAGCATTTACGCTGCGGGCCACATAAGATGAACCGAGGATCGGCGTCTGCATCGGTTAAGCCAGCACTGCGCCACGAAGCGAAATAGCCCACCAATCCGAGCCAAGGAATTGAAGCACGCAAGCATCGCCTACCGCGTTAAACGTAATGGTCGTTCCGGCGCCAAGATTGGTCGGCGTAAGGATGCCTGTATCGCCGCCAGCGGCTTCTGCCACATAGACGATAGTTTTGAGTTGGCCCTCAACGCCATCAGCTAACGTCAGCGCGTTGCCAGTGGCCGTGGACGTAAACTTGGTGACAGGCTGCGTAACGTTGACTGCGCCAGCGCCAGCTTGCGCCTGCACGGCCTCAATCACAGGACCGCTGAAGGTCTGGTTGCCGGTAAATGTCTGCGCCGCATCCGTCCGCGCAATCGTTGCGCTGGTGGACGGGAACGTCATCGTCGTGCTGTCGGTGCCTGCCAGCGTCAACGAATGGTTGGCCGTCAGCGTCTTGCCATTTGCAATGGTTAGGGTCGCGCTGGTAGCTGGCGCAGTTATAGCGACCTTGTTAATGGACGTGGCAGTAGCAACGCCAAGCGTAGGCGTAGTCAATGTCGGACCGGCGGATAGCACTACACTGCCGCTGCCTGTAGACGTTGTGACACCCGTGCCACCACGCGCCACGCTAAGCGTGCCGGTTGTGCCTGCCACAATGGGAAGCCCAGTTGCACTAGCCAGCGACGTGGTGCTGAACAGAAGCGCATTGGTAATCTTTTTCGTAATGCCGCTCTGGACAATCGGAATTTCATCCGCCGGATTGGCTGCGACTGCGGCGGGAAGTTGTGAGATGGCAACTGTTGACATTGTATATCCTTAGTAGTTCCCAGCAAAAATGTTGAACCGCTGCCGCGTTCCGACGATGCTGTAGGGCAGCGCCATGATGTCGTCAGGGTTGTTGATGCGCTTCAGGTTGCGCTTGGACGTCATGGCGATGCGGGACACCTGCCGGGACGGCTCGACGCCGAACTCAGGGGCCAGTTCGCAGGCCAGATTGTAGCGGAAGCAGCGCAGATAACCCGGCGGGAAGGCCAGATCGGTCGCCAGATTGGCGGGCTGGTTCAGTTCCTGCACCGACACGATGTGGAACTCCAACACCTTGGTCGGCACCGGGTAGACGTACATCTCGATGTCCGGGTAGGTCATGTTGACCCACAGCACCTGCGGATAGGTGGACGTGACGGTCTTGACCGCGATGCCGTTGTACTGCTGCTGATTGATCAGTTTCAGGCCGTAGGAAATGCCGCTGGCCGGGTCGCGGAAGTAGGTCGCGTCGTCGATCAGAACCGGGCGGTTGCCGACAATGTTGCCGGTCGGCCCAAAAGTCTGGAAACGAGCGCCAGGCGGCCAAGTGACGACCTGATCCTGCGTAGAAAACACGGCGAGGCGTTCGGTATTCCAGCTTTCAATCATCTGGTTCATGGCATTCAGGGCGTCCTGCGCCGTCTCGGAAGACGGCGTTTCGCCTTCGGCCAGCACACCAATCAGTCGCAGGGAGCCATTGATAATGTCGCCAGCCGTTATCATGCTATTCGTCCTTCGTCACGCGGGGGCGACCGCGACGGCGCGGAGCCTCGGACAGCACATTAACCTCATCGGCCAGTTCTGGCAAGTCATCGGCCGGAGCCTCGACAGCCTCTTCGACGGCCTCTTCAACCATGTCTTCCGGGTCAAACCGCACCCAGCCGTGGCTCTCGTCGTACTGCGCTTCCATTTCCATGGTGGCAATCTTGACGCCGTGCTTGGGGTGCATCAGGTAAATTTCAGCCATTGCTTTCCTTTATGAGAAACAGGCGGCCCGAAGACCGCCTGTCTGGTTAAGACGCAACCAGCGGAATGGAGAACCAATCCGTGGTGTCGTACGCGACGAAAAAGCAGGCGGTTTTGGCCGCCATCGAAAACGCGGTAGAGCCTGCAACGCTGTTGATCTTGGCGCTGCCAGGAGCGTAGACCTTCAAAATTGCGTTGGCCGTGTCGTCGTTTTTGATGGCAACTACGCGGCCAGCCGTAGGGGCGGGAAGAACAACGCCCTTGGTAGCATCGGCTGCGGTAACCCAGCTAAACGAAGCCGTCAAAGCCGTCGCGTCGGCGCGGGTAGACCCGGCCGCCGCAGGCTTGGCGACATCAAGATTGAGCGAGGATACGACCGCGCCGGAAAAGGTGCCGCCGGAAATAGCGGCATCGGTGATCGTAGTACCCGAAACCAGTTCGGGGTCCGAGTAAGCAACGCCTACAGGCTTTGTATTAGGCATGGGGGGATATCTCCTTGAGGGGCTAGACCCCTGCCGAAGCAGGGGCCGTGTTGCTTACGAGATGGCGTAGAGCGCCCAAGAATTGTCGCCCAGCCTGCGCGCACGGAACGAACGAACCGTGCCAGCCGTGGCCGCGATGGTCATCAGACCCTGCGAGCCGCCCGAGCCAATCGACCAGCCCGTGTTGGTCGTCATGGTGATGACGCCAGCCGTGGTGGTGTTAATGACGCGGAAGTCGAAGGTCGTGCCGACCTTGGAGTTGGACAGCAGCGCATCAAGGTCCGAAGCCAGCGGAAGCGTGTAAGCCGCCGTGGTCGTCGGAGTGCCAATGATGATGCCGTTGGTGATCTGCGCCGGGGTGAGCGTTGCGCTGTCCGTGGCAGTTGCGGGGGCCGCAGCAACGGAAATCTTAACTTCGTTAAGATTGCCGTCGTTAAACTGATAGCCGCCGCCTACAGAGGGAAGTGCCATGTGCGTGTTCTCCTAATTTCTACCTGTTAGCCCCAAAGACGGCAAGCCATCGGGGCGCGAATGACCGAGTAGCCATACAGCACGTCAATACGGCAGGGCAGACGGTCGTTGTTGATGTCGTACTGGCGCACAACGCGCATCGAAATGCCGTTGTGAACCTGGCGAGAAGCCATATCAACACCGTTCGGGAGCAACAGGTCCGCGGTGGCGAACGAGATAGCGTCCTTGTGGTAGATCAGGTTCTGCGGGTACTGCGTCGAAGCGGCACCAACAAACGTGATGGCAGCAGATGCCTGCGGGAAGCTATCGACAGTGGCGAGAGCATTCGACGAGGTGTAGATCGCCGGGCTGATCTTTACAGCGGTGTAAGCGCCGCCCGCAGCCGTAGCGGCTTCGGTGACAACGAACTGCTGAAGCGAACCAGTAGACTGACGGGTCTGCGGATTGACCGCATACACGTTGGCAATCGTGAACACATCGCCAGCCGCAATCGTCTGAGTGCCGGTGCCGGTGATGTTGAGCGTGGACTGACCCTGCGTGGACACGGTGGTCGTGACAGTGTGAGCGCCAGTGCGCGAGCCGGTTGTGTGCTGCTGGATCGACTGAGACATGTTGATTTCTTCGTAGCCCAGCACGCCTTCGCCCATCAGACCGTTCTTGAACTGACGAGAGATGGTGTCAACCGGGTTGAAGAGGCCCTTCATGCCTTCGACCAGACCAGCGTTGGCGGCCGGGTTCACGGTCGCGTAGCGGTTCGGCATCATGGCAGCGAACTCGTTCAGCTTCTGCTGGCCCTGAAGCAGGACGAGCGAAGTAGCCGGGGTCGTGCCGGGGGTGCCGACAGAGCTATAGATGCCCTTGTAGGCGTTGGCGACGTCAGCGTCGATGGAGGACGCAAGCTGCGAGATACGCGGCTTGAGCACACGATCAGCGAAGTCGTCAAGCTGCATGGTGAGTTCGGCAGACGTGAAGTTCACACCGATGTGCTTCTGGCTGTTGACCGTCAGCGTCGTGAACTGCTCGTTGTCGTCCTGCACCTGAAGGGCAGCGCCGTCCGTGACCAGAGCGCGGTCGGGCAGACGGATACGCAGGGTCGAACCGATCTTGGCACCTTCGACAGCGAAGCTGTCGTCGTACTGACGGTTGACGTTGCGGGTGATTACCAGGTTGTTCTCAAGGATTTCGAGAGCCTTCCGGGTGATCATGTCAATGGTAAGAAGTGAATTACCCATTTCTTTGATTTCCTAGGGTTACTTGCGACGTTGTGCCTCGTACTTCTTGATCTGGCGCAGCCGTTCCTGTTCAATCCACTCCGACGTTGACATGTTCTTCACAGATCGCGGGTCGGTCGTATCGTAAGCAGGCGTACCGGAGGCGGTACGGGCCGTCACCGGAGCAATCGGCGCCGGGGCGGTTGAGGTCTTTTTAGCCGGGGGGTTCGACGCGATTTTCGCCTCGATCCTTCCGATTTCCCTTGCCTGCAAGAGCGGGTTAAGGCGCGCAATCCGTTCAGCTTCCTTGGGGTTCGATCCTAGCCAGTAAATGACGTCGGGACCGATCTCGGAGGCCTGAATGGTCTGCGCCATCGTTTCCGTGACGGGGAGCTTCGGGTTGTAGGCGACCTGTTCAAAGTCGTCGTACTTGTTCCGGGCTTCCTCTTCACGGTCCTGATAGGCTTCAAGCATTGCCGCCTGCTCTGCTTCGGCTTCGCGCTTGGCGAGGAGTTCCTGCGCCTTACGTTCGGCCATCGCGTCGGCATAGGCTTGCGCGTCTGCGAAGTTGTCGGGCTTCAGCGGTTCCGGCGGTGGGGCCGGAGGCGTGGCCTTAAGCTTCTGCGCTTGCTCGCGCTCCCATTTCCGTTGTTCTCTTGCGAGACGTTTGCCGACGATGGCGTCCAGTTCTTCCTGAGTGAAGGTCTTGGGCGCTTCCGCAGGCGTCGGTTCCGGCGTGGAATTGTCTGTAACGGCAGCAGGCTCAGCCGTGGGGGCCTGTTCCGGCGCGGGCGCACCCGCTAGTTCGTTCTCACTCATTCACGTCACCTTTCGGTATCCTGGTCTACCGGGCCAGTACGGTCGTCAAAAAATGTGTAACATGTTGTGTTACGATAGTCAAAGCCGCTTATGCGTAGTAGCTAATATTCAACTTGGCGCTGGCGGTCGTCTCAATAAACTTGATGTTGGTCAGGTCGCCATCGTACTGAAGCGGGACACCAACTGCGAGTGGCATACCAACCGAAGCGGTCGGGTTTGTACCGTCATCGCGCCAGCGGACATCCTTACCTTCAGCGATGATCAACGCGAAAGTCGGCTGCTGTTTGTTGCCGTTCTTGTCTACGGTCGGGACGGTAAGCCCAGTAGCGGCGCTTAGGGACGTAATCTGCTGATAGCCGATGCACGACGTTACGGCTTTAAGGGTCAAGGCCATGGTTAGAAGCTCCTGCGTTCGGTAAAAGATTTAAGACTGATCTGATATTCGCTGGCCGTCAAGGGCGGAGGTTCTGCAAACACCCAACCAAGATTGTTGCCGCTATCGACGTTGCCGTTGCTGGTATATGCTTGCCATTCGCCATAGCCTGTTGCGGCTATGTCCTTAATGTCCACATATGACACTGAATTAATGCCACCGCTATCGGTTAGCGTTGCGCGGTTTTCGGCGGATGACGAATTAAGTGTTATAAGGTTGCCAGATGTCCCCGACACCGTAAACGTCGTAACCGTTTGCGTGGTGCCGGACGTTAACGTAATGGTGGCAGGCTGTACTGTATTAGTGATGTTGGCGAACGTGTTGCTTTGTTGGACAGTCAGCGCGCCGGAACCGCCTTGGTTCAAGGTCGGCCAAGTTTTAGCGCCACCAGCAAATGTTTTGGAGCTTGCGCTTGTCATTGAAATAGTTGCGGTAGAAGCACTGATTGTTAAACCGGAGACGTTAGTATTGGCATCCCAATTGTTTAATACGGTCCATGTGCCGCTACCTAAAGTTAACGTTTTAGTTCCAGACCCTAAAGCAAAAGAACCTAAAGTTACATTTTTGTTGTTGGCGTCAAAAGTACCATTCGTAAGAGTAAAAGTAGAAGACGCATCCAAAGATAAATCATCGAACAAAGACCAGGCCCCACCTACGCCATTAAAAGATATGGGGAATGTTAGTGTTACGCTGTTTGTTTTTATGACGTTTACGCCGCTTTCATAGCCAAACGTTATGCCTGCGCCTGTGCTATTGTTAAATGTCATAGATGACGACAGCGTAAGGTTACGAAAAACAACACGGCCTCGGTTAAGAACCGACCCAGCAAAAACCGTAAAATCGCAATCTAAATACCTAAATGAGCGATCATCAACAATGTCTGTGCCGCCTTCAATATACATGCTGACAGCGCTGCTTAGTGCGCCGCCTGTCTGGCCATTACGAATTAAACGAGTTCCTGTACCGCCAGTATAAGTGCTTCGCACCTCACGGCTACCACTTGTCGTCATATTAGTGGCAGTAGCGCAAGACCAAATAGAAGCATTGCTTCCAGTCAGAACAATTTTGCCTGTCGTACCAAAACTTATGCTCCGCACATTAGTATTATCGCTAGAAAAAATAATTGCGGTTAGAGTATTAGAGTTTAAATTTAGCGCGCCCAAAGTAAGCGTAACCGTATTTGCAGTGGCAAAATCTGCCCCAAGAACTAAAGAAAGCGTAGAAGTATTGATTGTTATGTTTCTGCCGACAGCAGTAGCGTCCGTTGTAGCACTGCCAGTACCAGAGTTAGCGTCAAATATAACATCGTCGCCAACAACAGGCGCCGAAGCCCCCGCGGCGCCGCCGCTCGTTGCGGACCAATTAGCTGTAGACGTAGAATTCCACGTCCCAGTGCCGCCTACCCAATAGCGTGTTGCCATCTATTCAGTCCTATACCGTTTGATAGCAGAACGTTACGTTTATACGGTTACTTGCGACGCCGCCGCCAAGAGCAGACACCGTAGCTGTTGGTACACCAAGCGAAGATGTCTGAAAGTTCGACGAGTTAACCAAAGACAGGGTAATGCGGTTACTGTTGGAAGCAATAAAAGCCGTTTTAGGTTCGTCAGACGCAAAACCGTCGCTAAGACCCAAAGCAAAATGCTGGGGATAACCGCTGTTAACAGCAGCGTTAAAAGGAAGATCGCCAATCTGCAAGTTACCCGACCCGCCGCTGGCACTTGACGTCTGAATTTCAATGGAAATAAAGCACAAGTTACCGATGCGCTCATAATTTCCAAGTTGAATGACATACGTTGCGGTCGGATTTGACGTGGACCCTTTATATGTTGGTGTCCAAGTACCTTTCTGATAGTAATTTAGAACCGATTGCGGAGACGCGCCAAAGGAAAGACCAAAAGTTGTTTGTATCGCGCCACCACGAAAACCAGACAAAATTGGATTTTGCTGGTAAACATACCCCGGCATAATCTGCGGAGTAACAGAAGCGTCGTAACCACCGAGAACAATCTCAGGGTTAGCGGTAAACAAAATTTTAGTGCCGTCAAAATACAGGCCATAGAGTTCGGTTGCATTGTTTGCGTTAACAATGTCGCGTGTGCAGTATTCAATCGTACCACCAAAAAAGCGGTTGGCTTCGTTTGCCAAACCATTGCCATCAAGGTTGTCAATCTTGAGCGCCGTGGGTGTTGTGAGCGGAGAAGTACCTACATTTACGCTCTCAAAAGATGTGCCGTAAAAATTGTTTGTGCCGCCACTTTCAAGCAAGATGCCGGTGTTGAGAGAATTGAGCCGGATGTCGTAAAAATGGTTGCGATTAGACGTGCTGTTCAATGAGCCAGAGTTAACGCCAGTTTTAAAGTATATGCCGCGCGTACCGCCCGCGCCACCGACGATATGAATGTCCGAAAAATGATTGTAGTAGCACGCAGACGTAGACGTGGTGCCGGGGCCGCATTGCAACACAATTGCATCGCTACAATCTTTAATAACCAGCTTAGACAACGTGTTTTGCGATTGATCTGCAAACGCGCCCAAATTAGATGTATCGGTTGGCACAAGCCCGATACCAGTGACGCCGGTTTTTGCATTTGCATCAATACGCAAATTGCTAATTTCATGGTGAGAGCCAGACAAACGAATAACATACATATTGCTGGAACCGGCCAGCAATCGCGTATATTCGCTAGCACCCAAAAGTTTAATGGTGTTGGGATTACCGTTTTCGCTGCCGCCGCCAGAGCTATTAAAAGGCAGCAAAACGCCGTTTTTTATGCCGTCATTGCCCGCCGTTCCGTTTAGCAAATAAGTTCCTTGAGGTACATAAAGAGTGCCACCCCCAACTGAAACAAGATAGTTTACGGCCAAGTTAAATGCCGCCGTATCATCAACTGCGCCGTCGCCTACAGCACCAAAGTCCATAACGGAGACAAACTGGGAAAATTTATCCTCCGCTGTATATCCGCTAGTAACTGCCCCCGTAAAAGGAGGGTCGTATGTTACAATATCGGCTGTTAACGTTTGACTGGCGAAAATGCCTGGCACATTGTCTTTGGTCCAAACAGAAACGTCAGTAGAAGACGTAAGAACAAACTTATATAGAACAGAATTTTGCAGCCATATTTCTTCGGCTACGCGGCCTGCGCTATCCAAAATAATAGGGTTAGTATTAGGGATAGAGCCGCTATTGCTAGTGTAGGTGGTAGCTGGCGTAGTTGTGCCAGCAAGATAAGTATAAAGTTTTCCGCCAGATAATGGATCGCCACTACCATCAAAAAACTGCCACCCTGCGCCACCAATAGATGAAAGAGCAACCATGCGGTTTCCTTACGCGAGGAATTTCAACTTGTAGAGAGTGGTATAGTACAAACCGACAATCTCGTCTATGACGTTCTGGAGCGGGGTACACTCGCGGTCCACGATGTCATAGCGCGTCTTCATGATCTGCTCGGCCTGACGCTCCAAGAACTCGGTCACGTTGTTCGACTTGTCGGCCGACATCAGCGCGACAGGGCCGATCAGGCCGTATTTGCCCTGATACATCTCGGCAAATTTGTCCGCCAATTCAATGATTTCGTCGTAAAACTTACCCAAAGCCTTATGCTTGGCAAAAGACCGCGTGTTCAGGTGCGCGGAGTGAGTCACGTCGCGCGCCAGAAACAGCATTCCTAGAAACTTGTCGCAGTTGCTCATATGGGCGCTCCTTCAGGAAGCATCTCAGGCCCCAGCGGCATCTCGCGGGGTGCTTCAGTTGGCTGGGGCATCAGGGGCTTGCCGGACGAGATGTCGCCCGTCTCCACCGCGGCTGCGATGGTCCCCATGACGATGTCTTGGATTTGTTCGGGCGTCATGGCCTGCTGCATGGCGCTGATCCGCTTCGTCTCGGCGTCGTATGCCTTGATCTGAAGCTCCTGGGCCTCCATCGAGTTCTGGATGTTCTCGACCATGCCCATGGTTTCATTCAACTGCTGCGTGAGCGCCTCGACCATCTGTTCAGCCGACTGGAGTTCCGGCGACTTGTCGTCTTCCGCCAGCACCTTCGGGTCGATGATCTTCTTGAAGCGGGCCGCCATCTCCTGCGCACCCGGCCAATCCATGTTCTTGATGAACAGGTCGCCTGCCACCTGCCAAAGCTGTGGGCTGGTCTGGAGGATGTTGGCCATGGCCTCGACGGCCTCCTGGCGCTTGGTCAGGTAGCTCGGGCCGGTCGTGATGACAACGTCATAGGTGCCGACAGACGGGTTGTAAATCTTCTCAATCACGTTGCCCATCTGGTCGTAAATCTTCTTGACCGGCTCGGGCTGCATCGGGTTGATCTTGGCCATGCCGACCTCGCCGTCCACGCCAATGATGCGGGCGATGCGCTCGGTGTCGTAAATCTTCGGGATCATGTCCACAAGCTGGCGCGTGATGTGACGGATGGCACGGCCGAGGTTGTCCACGAAGTGGTAGGTGCCGGTGTCGCCCTCCTGCACGCGGGCGAGGATGGCCCTGCCGGAGCGCTCGTTGCCCTGCTGGCCCAGCGAGGCGTTGTACTGGCCCGTAGTGGCCTTGATGTCCTCGGCAGCGCCCATCTTGGCCTGAATAAGGCCCGTCTGTGCCAGCGGCGGCTGCGCACGCTGCGGGAGAGGCAGGACATTGCCCGCGCCGTCTGTCACATCCGGGTTCACTTCGAGGTACGGCCAGTTGTTGGTGTTGGCCGTCTTCCACTGCATCTCGTATCCCTCAAACTGGCCGCCATAGCCAATGAAGGGTGCCTTGGGGGCCAGAGCCAGCATTTCGGCTTCCTGACTGACCCAGTAGTTGTACATGCGCTGCGCGTCCTTGGCGTTGCGCACAAGGCCGGAGACGTAGAGGCGGCCATCGACCTCAAACTCGTTGCCGACGACGCGGACGACGGGGATGTACTTGCCCGCCCATTCGCGCTCTTCAAGCACCTCGTAGCCGTTGGTCTTGAGCCACATGACGCGGCGGCGGTCCACGACGCGGGTGCGCAGGGGCTTGCCGAACATGGCCGCAAGGTTCTGGTCCTGCGGCGTGTTCTTGAAGGCCGTGACGTTGCCCGGATAGAGGTGCAACGTCTCCTTCTTGTGGTCGATGTAGAAGTACTCCGCGATGCGGATGGTGTTCTCCGACAGCCACATGGAGAGCGACTGGTCGCCAATGCCACGGGTCAGGATGGACGAGATGGGCGCCGCATCAGGAAACATGCGCTCGTAGTCGGCCTTGACGATGTCCTCAGTGATGAAGCACCACTGGGCGTCGGACCCGCAGGGGTCTTGGATCGTCGGGTCCATGTAGACGCTGAAGGCGTTGCGGATGCGCCCGATGCGCAAGTCTTGGTCGAAGCTGTCCTCGCGGGCGTACTCGGTCAAGATGCGGATGTAGCCCTCGCCGTAGGTCACCTGGTTGTCGCAGGCGGTGTCGTAGGCCACGTCGGCGTCGGACATGTACTCGATGTGCCGGATGATGCCGTCGAACACCTCTGCGACCGCCACGTCGGCGTTGTCGTCGGCCGGGATTACCTTGCCAGACGGCCGGTTCTGCCGCTGCTGGTTGGTCACCTGCCGGACGTGCTGCGGCAGCTTGTTGATGGTCAGGCACGGACGCGCGTTGATGGTCTGGCCCTGCACGGAACCGCGGGTCGCCAGCACGTCGGCTGGCCACTGCCACTGGTTGTCGGGCGAACCTGCCATGAAGCGCAGGTCGTCAAGCTCATCTTCACGGCTCTCACCATAGGCCGAGATGGCCATGGTAAAGCGCGAGCGCATGGTGGCGAGCAGGTCAGCCTTGTCCGTCCCGCCGTCTGCGACGATTTCCGCGCCCTTGATGCCGCTGTTGTCAGCCATTTACCGTCCGCCGCCCCTGCGTCCTGCACCGACGTCTCCACGGCCCACGTTGCCGCCAGAGCTATAGCCGCGCGTTCCCGAGGTGCTGCCAACGGCGCCGCCGCCAGAGCTACGCGAACCGCCGCCCGTGCTGCGCATACCGCCAGCGCTGCTGCTGGTCTTGCTAGCGCCGCCGCGAGGGCCAGCAACACCCATCTTCTCCAACGCCATGCGTTGCTGACGCTGATAGGCGCTCTCGGCCGTCTTGAAGGCCTTACCGGCCTTGGTCATGGTCGTGCCGGTCTTGCTGCCAGACGTGAAGCCCGTCGTCTTGCCGGTCACCGGGTTGGTGGCCATGCGGGCGGGCGGCGGTGCGCTTGCCGGAGTGGGGGACGGGCGCTCGCGGGTCACGTTGCTGACGACCTGCTGCTTGGGTGCTGCGGGCTTACGCGCGCCCGGCACGGTCTTGCGGATGCCGGTGCGCTCGTCGCCAAGATAGCCGCGAATGTCAATTGTTTCTTCGCCCGTGGGGGAAGGCATCTTTTTGGCGCCGACGCCCGACATGTTAGCAGGTGCATAACCGCGCCGCGAAGTGGGATCGCCAGCAAAGTAGCCCGGGCGCGCCCAATTAACGCCTGGTTCCCGCAAACGTTCATATTTTACGCGCTGCTCAGAATAACGAGTGTCTTTGCCGCTGCGCGTAACGCTTTTCTTATCAGCCATCTTAGAACCCTTTCTTCATCATTGTGCGGCCCATCATGTTGGCACGGCCCATCTTCGGCTTGGGCGCGGGCATGGGCATGGGCATGGTGCGCTTCATGCCGCCGGTCTTCGGCTTGGGCGCAGGCATCGGTTGCGTGTATTTCATGTCTCCGCCAGCCTTCGGCTTGCCCTTGGCAGCGCGCTGGACGGCGTGTGCAATGGCCGCCGCCTGCTTCTGGGGGCGTCCGCTCCTAATTTCCGCGGCGATATTCTTGCGAAATGCGGATTTTGTGGCTGATTTGACGAGCGGCATATCACTTTTTCCGTGTTTTGGCCGACTTACGGAAGGCAGCGGCGGTCGGTGCGCCCTTCGTGCCTGGTTTGCGCATCTTTTCGCCTGATCCGGCGGCGATCCGGGCGCGTTTTGCGTGAATATTGCTGTAAAGTCCGGGTTTACTAGGCATTCTTGCGTATCCAACGACCAGTTACCGGGTCTTTTTCGTTAGGGTTTACAACACACGGATGAATACGTGCGTGTTCAACCGATTTCATAACGCGCAAGTTAACAGCACGGTTGTCGTTATGCAACCCGTTGATGTGATCGACCTGTTCGCCCGGTTCAAGAGGCTTGATAAAGGCGTCAGCCACCAACCGATGAACTAAAAACGCTTTGCAACGCTCAGTGCGTAAACCACCATTGCGAAAACGCACTTCAACATACGGTTTTGTGCGCCCGTTGTCCTTTTTAGGTGTCAAACGCATAAGAATTTCAGGCATTGGAACGACACCGCCATTTTTACCGCGGCGGGTGCGAGCCAAAGATTTTACACGGCCCAAGTTGCTGACTTGGTAGCGGCCTTCATAGCCTCTGACATCAAGCCACATCTCGGTTACCTCAACACTTCCATCGACGCATAGATGCTTTTGCACGGCTTCCTTCTCCCGCTTTTTTTGCGATAGGAGCCATTCTAGCACAGAAACTAGCTTTCCGTCCAGCGTCTTCTTTAGTTCTAGGGTTCGGCGCCGGGGGCTTCAGCTTGCTGCCCGTGGCGGCGTTGTACTTGGCCCGGCCCTTGGCTGTCAGGCCAGCGCCTTTGGAGATGGGTAGCTTTTCGCCCCGTCCCACTGACAGCGATACGCCTTTGCGCGCCATTATGACCCTAGCCAAGAGGTTGCAACACTGGACTGACCATAGGCCCTGCGCGGCGACTTGTCAACGCGCTCGGTTCGTGAGCCGACAGGGAACGCGAACGTAACGGCTATCGCGTCCGCGGCGTCTGGGCTTGCGAGACCACGGGCTTTCATCTCTTTCTTGCCTTCTAGGAAGATCGTCCCCTTGCTGTCCGGCTTCATCATGGGCGAGATCAGGTCGCTCTTCAGCGTCCGGTCCGGGCTGATCGACGCGCTTTTCAGCCATTCCCGCATCGACCCCCACATCTCGGCGCGCTTGTTGCCATACATGACCGGCTTGGATGACCTCGACCCAAAGTTCACTCCCCTGACCTTGTACCGCTGCTCCTTAAGGCGGTCCACGACGCCCGCCCCCAGTCCGCCCTCGTCAATGACGACGAGTGCAGGCTTGTACTCCTCAATGGCCTCGATGACGCGCCCGACCACCTCCATGGTGTCGTCGCCCCTGTACCGCTTGATGGCGACCAGGTCGCGTCCCTGCCTTACCGCGATGACCGTCGCGTCGGCACCGAAACGCGCTGGATCGACGCCCAGTACGATGGGGGCTGAGGTGTCCTTGTAGCGGGGGCGGTCCATGGCGTCATCGACGAGATGAACGGGGATGAACTGGTCATCTCCAGCACTGGGAAACTCACCGTAGACTTCGACGTGAGCCTGAACGCTGTCAGGCCCGTATTCGTGGATGATTTGCTCATAGACTGCCTTGTCCGTACCTTCGACCGACCGGGCATCGACGGTCTTGTTGCGCCAGAAGTCCCGCTTGGCGTGGAACGCCTCGTAGAAATAGCCCTGATTGCGGCGGGGGTTGGAGAACGCCATCCAGAAGCGGTGCGGCGTGTTCTCGGTGAAGAAGCCAGCGGCGACCTGCCAGATGCTGTCGGAGATACCGCTAGCTTCGTCGAAGATCAGCATGACGCCGTCGAAGTTGTGAACGCCCGCGTAGGCGTCCGGGTTCTCCTCAGACCACAGCCGCCCCTCGACGCCCCAGTAGCGCGTACCCTTCTTGAGGTCGCGCTCGACCAGTTCCGCAATCCACTTGGCGGGCATGACGCGGGTGGCCGAAACCTCAAACCAGTGGCTGTTGAGTGAGAGGGCCAGCCACTTGGTGATCTCGGCCCAGGTGATGGACCGAAGCTGCGTCTCGCTGTTGGCCGACACGATGGTCGTGCTGCCGATCCGCGTCGTCAGCATCCACAGCACCAGCCAACTGACCAGTGCCGACTTGCCGATACCGCGGCCCGAACTGACCGCCATCCTGAACACGTCGAAGTCGATCTTGCCGTTGTTCTGCTTGATGTGGTCGCGCAGGTCCGTCAGCAC